TACTTTATTCTTTTATACGCGTTCGCTCGCGACTATTTAAACTATAGTTAGTTATGGGAATCCAATAATATTAGTTACAGGATCAATGCTATAAAAACATGATCCTTGAAAACGAAGAAAATTGAAATCTTCAGCTATGGACATTTGATATATTTGTGTAGGAGCTGCTCCATTTACATCTGTGTGAACAATTGCACCTGGAGAGTCATCAAAACGATCAAAAATATCATAAAATCCTACAACACTCGGGGAATCGAAAAGAGAAGTACTAAAATAAGGAACTTCGTATTCAACACCACCGTGCATTGGATTTTGTATAATAGAACCACTAACTGAAGGAGTCACAATAGTATCAGTGATACTACGTGAACTTAAAGTTGGAATGAAGAGTCGTGTTCTTTTATACTTAGTATATATGTTTCCAATAAAATTATCACTCCTCGTAGATAATCTATATCGGACTCCTCCCCGTACACCTAAAAAACAATATCTTAATATATTAAAAGTATTAACTTTACCATTATCACTTGTAATTGTTACAGAACGTGGAATAAGAAAATTGTTGTGAGGAGGATATAGCGGGTGTTCTACTGTATTAGTAGTAGAATGAGTAAGGGCAAAAGCTAATTGGTCTCTTTTAAGTAAAACTCTGAGAGATTCAATTTTTTCACCAAAATGAGCATGAAATAAATTTTTGTTATTGGGAGACATACGATTAATAGTTGTTGTGATTCCAGTAACATCAACTACATGATCATCTTGCATTTGTACTTTATTAATAGGCTCTCCTTGTTCATAAGCACTCTCTGCATTGATATTAGAATTGAGTGAACTATTAACATGGTCCCAAGGTTCACAAAATTCCATATCATTACTATAAACATACGTACTAATGTACATTGGTGCAGTAGAAGCAGTTAACTCAGTAATAGTAGTAGCAGGTCGAATAGTTAATACACCTGTACTTTGCCCACGTAAATTTGATGTTATGATTTCATTAGTGGTCTCACCAGCAATATTAAAATAAGGACGTAATCCACCCTTAGCATTGTTGGATTGATGTACTTGAGCAAAGTTTCTATGACTATTATATCCAACATGAATAGTTATACTTCGTTCTTTTTCAAGATCTAAAGTAGTTATATATTGTTGATTCAAAATGGTTGGTCTATCTTTTCTATCAACAAAACTATCAGTAGCATTAGGTTCATAAATAAACATTAACTTTCCTCGAGTAAAATTTGACGCAGTTACATCAAATCTAAAACTTACTGTACCTCGCCAATATGTATAGTTCATAGCAACTTGCGAAAGTGCTGAACTCATCATAAGTTGTCGAGTAACAGTAGATGAAGTATTAACAAAATGAGTTCCTAACATAGGTGTAATTGGAATAACTAATAAATTAGTTTGATATGGAACAGCAACACCATTGAACAAAAATGTATTAATTAAGGAAGGTATGGATGTAATATACTTATGAGCAAGAGGATCGTGAGAACCCGACCCCATAATATCATTCATGAGAGCTAATTCTTGTTTAGGATCACATGTCAGCTTAAAAGCAGTATCTCTACCAATTATAGTTGCTCCATTACTAAAAGTGACTTGTTTTGCAAACGATGGAGGTGATACATTTGTTGGTTTAGAAAAACCAAACATAAGAGCTATTTGAGATATCGCTGTAGCAGCAATTTGTGTTGCTTTAGCAAAAGTTGAAATAACAGGTACATCTGATAATTTTTCAGCTATATTAGATATGGCAGTAGCAGTGGAACTGATTGGGTTAGTTAAAAATTCTGATTCAGCTGTAACAGTTATTCGTGTATTTGTAGGTGTAGACAATTCAACGTCTTCCATCCAACCATAAATGGTCAATGATAATGTTGAAGTATCAGTAGGAGATTGAGAATGAAATTGACCTAAAGACGTTACAAATATTTCACCCATAGAACTAAAATCAGGATATCCGTCAATGTTACCAAGAACTGAGGCACTATCTTGATCATATAATCTAAGGGAATTTTGAGGTGACACAAATGGAATATCTAATTGTACATCATCGTCTTGTCCAGGATTAACATAACACAAAGTAGGACTTTGACTAAGATAATTCTGTCTAAATTGTCTTTTTTGTTCAGTTATAGGTGATAAACCTTTATGTACTAAATAATTCCTATTCGTAGAACTTAATGGTTGATGACTAACTAGTAAAGAACCATAATGAAACTTAGATGAAGAAATACTAAACCTTAATTTCATATTACCTCTAAAATACGAATAATTCGCTAACTTATTACGAACAGAAGGTAATCTAGACCAAATATCATAAGGGTTAAGGACATAATCTATATTAGAATTTAAAGTTAAATTTCTAACATCGATTAGAACAGGTCGTTTAAAAAAATCATCTAAATATAGTTTATCATCTAGTGCAGATGAAATTACTTTACTAGTTGAATTTCCAAGAACTAACGCACTATTAGTATCAGAATGATTTTCTAAATTAAGAGATTCTGCTTGAACATATGTTACTGTAAAACCTTTCTTATTTCCAGCTAAAGATTTACGAGTAAATTCATTTAGTTGTTTAGAAAAGAATTTCATATCATCATAATAGTGTTGAGAAGTTAGAGGTCCAGTACGAAGATCTTTTCGATTAACTAAATCCTCAGCTCTCATTTTGAAGTGAGGACTAAGAATTGTGTCAATTGAAAGATTCGTAGAATCAGATTCAGCTACCACATATGTTCTCTCGAGAATTGAAATTAAACTAGATAAATTATCAGTAGTTGTTTGAAGAATATCAGTTGTTCTTGTTAATTTATCAATAGCATTTTCAAAATCAGCGTGAGCTGCTTTACGTAGTTTCTGTTGGAAGGGAGTTGCTGAATGGTTACAGCAGTGTGGAGCCATTCGGTATTCACACTTTGGATAAATTGTAGTTTTAGCAATTCGAATTACATTCTTGTAACCACTGAATTAGGTGATTACGAACGCAAACCAACACATTTGTCTTTTGAAGTGGGTACGCCACGACAAGGCACTAATTGTGTCATAATAAGCTTAAATAAGCCTCCTTTTATAACAGTGTTTCCTGTAAACATTCATCTTATGGTTTGATAAAGTGATTAAATGTTCAGTATATTTGGCACTGAGTTTTATCTTTTATTAGTAAAAGATAATAAAACTATTATAGACTATATTTATCCAATAAAGAATCCCAAGTTTTAAACAAGGGCTCTAAATCAGATACGCTGAACCTAGTCAAGTCAACTAATTTGTCTATGATTTTACGTCTATAAGTATCATAAGTAACTTGATCTTCACAATGGAAGAAAAGTTCAGTGAGAGCACTAATGCTCGTTTGAATAATTTGTTCTTCAGGAGTGATTTCTTTTGAAGGTAAATAATAACACAAACTTTTCATGATAGAATCTTTATCTAATGGTGCAACAATTCGTTTCATAAGAGAATGATATCTAAACGTCCTTTTAAGGAAAGAAATGTCTTCAATATTTACAAATTTTTCTGTTTGCTCTTTTTTATCTGATGTCGTGAAGGTCATATAATAGACTTCTCGAACGAATTTCTCATATGTGATATTATTAAAATAAGGTGCTAATTCATCTTTAACACCACATAACATATCATCACCATAGGTTATTGGTAATAGTAGATCATCGAAATCACGAACATTAAATTTTGTAGTTAGATTTAAAGCATTATTGTAACCAAGAGGTGTACACATTACTGTGAAAGCATATCGTAACAAAATTACACCTCGTAAAGAATTATCCTCAGCGGTGGCATATTTACCTGATGGTTGAAAACCAGGAGGTGTGAAGACAGTTCCATTTAATACAACAGTTGGGAATAAATTTTCAGTTAAAATACCTTTAACAATTTGTAAAGCATGAGTATTATAACCTAACTTTTTAAGAACAGTATAAACAATAGAATTAGACATAAACCCAATTCCTATTGGCATACTTGTATCATATCCGCCATAATCACCTTCCATGATATTAGAAGAAAAACTTTTCAAGGTATTGTACATTTTGTCTACTTCATCAGAATGCATATTTATGCCAATTTTGGTACTGAACACATCCCTGTGTTCACACATCATACTATAGAATGGCAATAAATACATTCTGTTAACTAGAGTCATATCATATGAAGACATAGCAAACATGCGTGTATTTCCTTTGATAACTTTATCCCAACTTCGAGGTTCATCTTTTAATTGGGCTCCAACTATAGAATGAGATGTTTTATCTTGTAAATATGAATCAATTATTTCTTGAACTTGAATTAAAACTTCAGGTTTAGGAGTAACAGCGTCTTTCTTGAAATCTTTCGGGGTGAAATCAATATATTTACTTTTCTTACCTGTAAACATAAATCCACCAGATGTACTATTTTTCATAGATCTGTAATAAAAGTTTTCTGGAAACCCGTTCTGTGCAATGTCTAATGGCACAGGATTTAAAGAAGTAACACCTTCTTTCTTTAATTTATATAATAAATTACAAGTGGTGCTTATAATTACATTTTCCATAATAGAATTATCTAGAGCAGAAGTAATAACTCCTACTTTCTTGACAAAATTATTTTCTGGAGAATAAAAAACACCATCTCTTCTAAAAGATCTCATCTTTGGTGCTAAGTATTTAGGATGACCATCTACTGATGGGGATACATTGATAAGTTCTTCAACATGATTAAATAAAATACTTTTAGTTAAAGTACTCTTAGGTGAAACAGGACTGCAATTACTAATATTACCATAAACTAATAGAGATGGTATATCTTCATAAACTAAAGGACTTCTTGGAGAAACACTAGTAATAGTACCTTCATCTTTTAACCTAAAACTACCCTCCGAAGTTATATCAATCAAAATATTAGTTGATTGATAGTCTTTAAGAGCAGCATCAAACTGTCTTTTATTAATTTTACATGCATAGCCATATTCATTAGTACCTGCACAATGTACGCCAACTAAGAAAGTTTTATATCCATATGTTACAAGCAATGGACTGCCACAATCACCTGCTGCATGTTCGGGAAATATGTACTTATATGGATACAAAACTACCATATTTTCCGCATTTATAGGAACAATTTCTTCACGTACTTGCCTAACAGGAATTTTATTATTCATAAACATTCCATTAAGACCAACAAAAGTGTCAGGAATGTCAGCTATGGCAAAAGTAATATCTTTGAAAAAAGTTCCAATAATTCTAACCAAAAATATATCTTCTCCAACTTTTTTAAAGTCTTGTTGTTTTAAATTTGCTTTAACAATACCTGAAGCAGAGTCTCGTGAAGTGGATAGATGAACACTATATATTTCACTTTTGATACAATGGATATTAACAAGAGCATAATCGTTGCATACGCCAAGTACTTTAGTTGTAGTGCTACTATCATTAGTGAATCGAATTTTGGCATAACGCACATTAGATTCAATAGTAGCATACAATTCTTCAATCTTATTGTGATTACGTTCATTACCAACTATGAATGGAGTAATGTTTTCAACTTTATCATAATCCATATCTGTAGCTCTTTTCTTAGAAGGTAAAGGGAATATACAGCAAGATTGTTTTTCATTATCACAAACAGTTCTATATATATTCTCTGCATTGTAATTACCACTTTGAGAAATACTTTCAGATAAAACGCTCTTAGCAACTTTATAACTGAGTAGCATCATCTTTGCTGAAGCAGCACTAATAATGACGATCAACAATAAAGGAGGTACAGAAGAAGTTATTTTACTTGACAACACTTTCCATTTAACAGCGTTATATCTTTCATCTTTGAAAAAGAAAGTTTTAACATATAAATAAGACAGAAGACTAACATTGGTAAATATGTTGCAAGTACTAGTTATAAAATTAGAACATGTTATGTTCCTATATAGTATAATGGAATCAGTTAATAGACTTAACTGCCTCCGTGTTAGAACATAATCTTCATTTAATGTAACCCATTGTAGATATTGGTAAAAGATAGTAAGGAAACATAATTGAATAAAACACATTAGTATAAATATAGATAAAGAATAACTTCCTATATATAGACATACTATAGAATAAAGTATACAAATAAATGTTTTAATTTTGGTAGATAAACTATGAAAGTAAATAGAAGAAATATTAACTTCTTTATTTGATAATTTAAGTTTGTTCTTTTCCAGGATTTTACTTCTATTTACACTAGCTGCAAATTTTTCTGCATGTAACTTACGTTTAACTATATTAGGGTGAATTTGTGATCCAATCTGGATAGTTTCAGCTTCAGCTGTAACGGGAGTTGTATGCATCTGGATATCTTTGAATTCCATTTTAAGTAAATCATCTACTGAACAATCGGTAGGTTTCATGTACTTAGAAATATCAATATCATTAGCATCATAACACATCTTTTGATTAGCTACGTGTTCCTTATGAGCTTCATGTAAGAATTGACATAGTCCATACATATCAAATATAGATTTGTCACCCTCTCCATCATGAGTAAAAGGGACTTTGGTAGAAAGCATATTTGCATCACCTGCTTGGGGTACTTGTCTATAAATTCTAAAATCCCAAATATTCATTTTATCTTTAGCATCTAATACTTTTTTAGGATCTATACCAACACCACCGTGTATGGCATACTCAGGTTTAACAGTAGCTTCTATATATATAAATCTTCTTCTAATAGCTGCTGGTGCAGCCATAAGTATTTTAAGATTCATCTCTGGATTATTAGTGTCAATACATACCAATTCTGGTATAGCGTACTTAGCACCTTTATCTTCGATAGCTGCTTGATCTGGACAATACGGAGCATTATCACAAACACACAACATTTCATTGATAGATTCATCTCCTTGTAAGGCTAAATTAGCTGAAATGCTTCCGAGTTCAGGTATATGGATAATAGGGTGAATAACGGGATCGTAACCTGTCCAATACTTAGCCTTTGGAGCTCTGTGAAAGACAAGATCAGAAGAATATTTGCGATCGGTAGAAAAGCAAAAAGACTTATAGATATTTGTTTGAATTGAAGACTTACCTATACCAGGATCTCCGTGAAGTATGATTCCCATAGGAGCCATTCTTCTTTTGGAGGCAATTTCTACCATAATAGATCTTTTCATCATTTTTAGTTCATTTAACCTAGTTTTGAATAGTGGATTGGTCTTCATAGAATCAAGATACTTATTACCTTTAGTAATAAAAATATTAATTGATTCAAGAAAATCTTTTGCACTCATTCTATCCTGAGCAATAGTATCTCTAAAATTCATATCATCACCGATATATACAGTTTTAAAAGCTAATGAAATGTCAGTAGTATCATCAATAAATTGTGATAAAATATCTTTATTTAATAAAGCTGCTACTACAGATCCAGTTTGATAAAACTTAAATCCGAATCTAGTAAAAGATTCTACTACTTCTATCATGTTAGATGTAAAATCTAACATGCTAACTTTTTTCTCCTTAATTGTAGAATCTCCAATAGCGATAAGAAATCTTTCTGACATATCTGCAGAAAAAAATTTAAGTCCAACCATATTTATAATAAAAGTTCTAGTAGACCTAACAACTTGACTAGAGATAATCATCTCAAAAATTTTCTTAGGAGAGAAAGTTTCATCAATATCAGGAAAAGATTCAGCTTTGACTTTATTATTTATAGATTTTGTAAAAGTTTCTACATATTGAATAATGTAATTATTAATAATTTTTGAGCAATTAGGAAATGAATTTCTCAATAACATAATTAAAGTAGCAGTTAATTCAACTCTATTTCTAAATCTTATTGCTTGATAAACATAATATATAGAACTACAAATATAATCTATATAAGATAAAGAATCTCTAACATTATGTAAACATAATATTTTAAGAAGATTATCTTTAAATTCTTCATACCATTTAACATAATCTGATTTATTCTCAGTAAAATCCTCCTTAGCATGTTTGTAAAGTTCTTTAGGAAAATCTGCAACATGTTGAATATTTCTTTTACCATCAGATAAGATTTGCTTAAAATTGGAAAGAGAATCTTTAACTAAGTGAAATTTGAGGAAACGGGGATTCATTCCAAGGAAACTATCAGTACGAGTAGAATTTGCCCATTTAATGGGCTTACCGGTATATGGTTTCCATTCTAGATTATGTTTTTCATTACGAATTTCATCTAGAGTCTTATAACCATTTGAATTATTATAGAAAACACCATTAATTTTAGGAAAATCTGGTAGTTTTGTCTTAATGATTGGAGTATCACAAATGGGATTATTATCAGCTTCAGCCTCTGTAGAAATTGAATTTAAAGATGTAGAATCTCTTAATAATTCACCATCAGTGTAAGTATTTGGATCTTCTATTATTAAAGGTATATTATTTAACATAGGATTAAAAACATCGTTAATAAGAAGTTTAAGAGCAGGATGATGAATAATAATATTAACATTTACCTTTAAACTAGTTGATATATGTCGAAATAAAAAACGAAGAGCGGAATCATAAAGTTCATTACTCGATTTCGTTAAGTCACCTATACACGTAGTTAATAAAGGGAATTGATCAGCATATTCACACATATTTGTGTGTATAAATTTCCTAAGTTTGGAAATTTTATAATTATGGAAAGTATCTTTAGAAGTTCCACTCCATAAATGATAATCAATAGTTTTACGATTTTTATAAAATAAGTCGTAATAATTACTAAATTTATCAAAGAAATCTATAGTAGATTCCTCAGAAAAGTAATAACGAACGTGAATTATAATAAAAGCAGTTATATGGGTCTCATTAGAAGTTAAAGATCTTTTAATTTTAAATGGATTAGACATAGATTTGAAAATATCTTTTCCTTCAAAAGAAACTTTGGTAATTTTAATTTGACGACGTTTATTGATAAGTATAGATTCTTTCTTGGCTGCTTTTCTTACATCAGCCTCACCTCTTGCATTTTTATTTTTTTTATTTTTATTTTTTAAATTTTTGTTCTCAACTTTTTTGTTTGCCTTGACTTTCTCAGCATTAGAAATGTTCATTTGTGATTAATAAAAATCAAATGTTTTAATCTGATCGGTTTAAGTAAGACAATAAATAATTTGAAATATGTAATAATATATAATAAATAAATAAACTTTTTAATTCTTTTCCAGGATTTACATATAAGTTCCGGAGCAGGCTGTTACAGTATTACAACTGTAACGTCCTATTAAAAATATAACTACTTTTCGGGAAATCAAATAAATATTAAGATGCTAAAAGACTTTGCGCCTTTAGACAGTTCTTGTACCTTAGAGACTTAGGCCTAATTAAAGACGGCTCGGTAAACAACTTCTGTTCGCACATAATAATACTTAAAAGACCCTATTAGACTAGTTAATTTCTAATATGGAAATAGAAAGATTAGGATAGTTGACATCCTAAATAAATTTATAAATTACAAATTAATACGGTGTAAAAAGTGCAATTAATTAATGTAATATTAATATAAGCTAATAAATGATTAGTTTAAAAACTCAAAGGGGTTGGATTTTGAAGAGATCCTACTCTTAAAAGGGTTTGGGATTTAATGAGTCCCAACTCATGAAATGTTAAAGAGATTTCGACTCTATGTTGAATTTTCTAGGTTTCAAACTAAATGTAGATAGATCTGAAGTTACGCAGATTGTATCGTATAACGACTTAATCGTTATACAACTTAGAAAATTTCCGATGAAAGACTAAAAATCTTAAATCGGATAAAATTTTTAGTAACAACTCGTAAAAAACAGACATGGGGTATTAGCCCC